CTGATAATTTGTCGGTTTCTTTTTCCTATTGTGTGATTTAGAACTACGCCACTGACGTACTCGCCAATTGTTTCCATCACTTGCGGGACTAGCTGGAAATCAACAACTAGATTGTCAATACCTAATTTATCAAACTCGTGCGACAAGAGAGCAAGCCCGAAAGAATCACGCCATCGAGAATCAGCCCAAATTAAAATCATAGTAGTTTTAGTCCAGCAGCAAGCGAAACAAGATTAAGAACAGTTATGTGTTGTTCTCCATGATGTTTCGATTTTATGACTAGGAATCCACCAATCAATTCGGCGACAGGTGTCCCACAACCATCACAAATCATGGTTCGCTTGCCGACAGATAGGATCGATGCAGCAACCGCTGAAGTGGCTAAAGATAATGGGTTCATTATTTTTGATCAGCAAAATACGTGGCTTTCAAGGCTTGACGAATTTTGAATTTCATCTGTTCAACTTCTTCTTGTTTTGGGCTTGCTATGTTAATTGGGGTTGTGATGATTACTCCCCATCGTTCCACATCTTGTAGAGTTAATGGTTCACCACTGAGGATTTTTGTTAATAAAGCAACTGCTAAAATTTGATCTGTAGGCATATCCGGTATGTCTCCTTATTTTAATTTATAACGTTCTATATATTACTACGTTCCAGTGAATAAATCAACCAAAGTTCCTATCTCTGCGTTCAACATTTCTTGCGCTTGTGGTTCGATAAAATCAACCGTTTCTTTGTCTGTCATCCATCCAGTATCCCGATGGAACCAAGCCTGTAAATCAGCATCACCAACATAGGGAGCATATGGTATGTCGGTAGACGCTCTTGTTTCTACTTGTGTTGGCATGACTCTTGTTTGATATTTCCATATGTCTTGAGAATTGCCATATTTAAAAGATTCTTGTCCACTAATAACGTTTCCGTTGGAATTAATCATACCGACCCCCCGCTGCCAATACGGAGGAGGTGGAAAGTTACCCGCCGTTTCTGGTGGGTAGGTTGTCAGAATTTCGACGGCTGTTCTTGCGATTGATTCATTCGTTGAACGAATTCTAGCCAAAACTTCTTTTTGATACTTTTTTAAATCGGGATTAAAGTCCAGCAATCCACCATCATCAATGTCCAGGCTCAATTCTCTTGTCATAATTCTACAGCCTCTATCTCGTCCCTGATTTTATTGAACAAATCGTCAACCGCTGTTTGCGTCTTTATTGTTTTAAGTTCCCCATCAATTCTGTCACGTAGAATATCAGGAATAACAACACAGGTGAACGGACGTTCTTCGTTGTCCCGCACAGCCCTTTTTGCCACTGTTTTCCATTGTTTTAGTTCAGTTATTACAGCCAATTTCTCCGCCTGACTGTTAACCAAATTGTTTGTAAGAGCCTCTGGCGCAAGTGATTCATTCAGGTTTCCAACATCAGGTGGCGTTTCGATGTTTCCGCCATCTACCCGATTGTTTAACCCATATTTTGTTGCAATAAATGACGGATTTGTGGCAAGCCATACTAGCAAGCTACCCATCTCTGGGAATTCACTGTTTTCTAGCGGGGGAAGTCCATCTTTAGCTCGCATTTCGTCAATTGTTTTCCATCGGGAATTCAATGAATCCTCTTGGATATTTAATGCCCGATCCGCTGTACGCACATCAGCGAACTCGCCAATTAGTCCATCGTCGTAAAAACGATGAATCACATTTTTTGTTATTTCTTCCGCTAACCCTGTCAGAAGAGGGAAAATCTTTTTCTCTTTTACCAATCTATCTGCTTCTTTAATCCCATCACCATCAAAAGCAGAGTCCGATCTAATAGGATAACCGAAGAAAATAGAATCGATCTTGTCTCTTGTTATGTTCTGATTACCAAGAATCTCTAAGTCTCTTTGCGTGAATCCAAGTGATTTAACATCTATATCGCCTGCTCTTGCAATAGCAATGGTTGCCCCATTGGACCAATCTTCTTTAATATCAGCACGAGCAGATATGAAATCCGGTTCGCTTAAATCTGGATCTAACGAAACAAGAGACAGTGGGATACCGCGAGATTCTGAATAGAATTTATTTTGCGAGTTTTGAATACCCAATTCAATTTCCGCTGGCAATAGTGCGGCATGTAATGGGGGTAAAGATTTCCAGTAATCGAATGGGTCTGGATAGCGGAACCAAGCAATGTATTTGGGGTCTATTTTATATCCACGATCAGAATTATTTTTTGGTTTATAAATAAAATAATCAACAAATTGGGTTGTCGATGGAACAACAGTCATCTGATTGGGATTGATAGGCCAGATTTCGGCAAGTTCGCCAGTTCCACGAGCAGGAGCCAAATACCAAAATGCCCCTAGTCTTGACATTTCCAACCAATAGATTGTATATCGGAGCAAGAACGTTTTTGTCATAAATTCGTTCGGCTCTTTCAATCTCGTTTCAAATGGATGATTGGGAACATCGACTGCTTTTTCGTTTGGCTTTACTTCTAATACTCGAAAAGCAGTGGCAGCACACTCTGATGCGATTAAATCAATTGCTGAATAAATCCATGATACCGATAGAGCAATTCGTTGCTTCTCTTCTTCTGATTTTTCTTCCCAAAAATTTTCCCACGTAAATTGATTGGTTGATGCAACATCCCTGGCAATATACGGTGGCATAGAATTGGGGCGACGTGCCTTTTCAAAAACTTGTGGTGGCCTGAGAACCGTTGACCATCGTTGTATTAAATTTGTCATAAAAAGTACCTACATCTCCACGATGTCTAACCCGCTTTTTGTATTATACACCATATTCTTATTGAGGTATTGCAACGAATTCAATTTTTGTTGACATATTCATGCAAAGGTTTATCGCTACCAAACACAACATATAGGCAACAGCGCAGTCTTCGTGCATCCGCTTAGGTGCGCGTAATGTCGCTTCTTCTATAGATGATAGTTCTTGCGCTATCTGCAAATCGTTTATCTTGCAAGCACCATTCATCATCAATCTTGCGGCAGTATCACACATCAAGGTCTTCATCACCTTTGATTGCTCCCACCCTATTTTTCTATCATTATTCTTCCGACCCCAACCACGCATCAGTCTAATTTTCGACGCATTGTCTTGCATCCACATGATAAACACATGCCCATGATTGTTTAGTTCTGGCATGACTTTTGCGCCATTGTAATACTCAGATAATTTTTCAACGTGACCACCAAGAACCGCTGGCTCTGCTAATCCATTGAAAATAGCTACATCTTCCATTGTTGATATTTTCATAACAACTGCTGGTGCTGGATCAGATGTTTCTGCGCCCCCAGATGGATCGACACCAATCACATACTCTTCTCTCGAATCTGGTTCTTCGTAGATTTTTAGGTGATTTATTATAGGGCCAGTGTAGAAAGGATAATCTTCTATATCAAATTTATCATCAATGACGATTAGTGGATTTTTCTTTGTTTGACATCTACTTAACCATTTTGTTCTGAATCTTTTACCAGATTGATTGGGAGCCATCGCTTCGTCTGGCGTTTCAGGGTAGTTTTCCCACACACTGTCAACCGTTCCATCCTTAGACATTTCATCAATTATCTGTTGCTCTCGCCACTCTTTTGTTCTAGCAGGATGCACATTGTAAGGGCAAAATATCGGGGTGTAGCTAGAATCGCCTTTGTAAGCAGCCCTGTAAATGTTCTTGAATGTAGAATCAGGATGTCGTTTGTCAGCTTTTGATAATAAAACCAGTTTACCTTTTTGCCCGATAACCGGTTCTACTTTTAACAAGACCTGTCTCAGATCAATACCAGCTTCGTGAATCAAATCTGCTTCATCGACAAGCACATGAGATGCTGTGTAAGAATCACCTTTTCTAGTTGACAATGCCCTGGCATTCGATCCATTAGACAGTCGCCATTCTGTCTTGGATGATACATTTTCTTCTCTTGTACGCATCCATACTGGCAATTTCTCGTACATACCACGCAATCTGGTAAGCAATTCCATCGACTCTACTTGCCCACGCGAGAGCAAAAGGATGAATGAGTTGGGCTGGAATAGCATAGCATGTAGGAAAAGAGCGAGAAAAAGCCATGTAAGACCAAGTTGCCTCGCTTTCAAAGCGGCTATCTTGGTTGATGTTTTGTATTTTCTGATTACATCGACTTGATTATCGTATGGCGAAACATCAGTGTTCCATAGAGAAAAAGGAATCCACCCTAATTCATCATTAGAAAAGATTTTCACGAATCTCGTGATAAAATAATATTGCGACTTCTCGCATTTTGCGAGTTCTTGGAAAACACGTTCGTTGTCCCATGTATCCCAAAATTCTTCATCCGGTGACAATTGAGCCATGATTAGTACAAATCTACCATTTCTATATATTTTCTCATCAGGTATTATTGTAACATAAGTTCACTACTTTACATATATATAGGGAGATTTGAGAATGGAAAAACCAAATTGTTACAATTGCGTTCATAGGCTAACTGTTGCAGGTAGCGCGCACAGTAGATGTAATAATCATCAAGCTATCGTTGGTGGAAATCCGCACGGTATTAAAAACGGATGGTTCATGTGGCCGTTGAATTTTGATCCAGCTTGGTTGGTTTCCTGCGATGGATATAGTAGTGATAAAAACGATAAAATGCCGTTGAATAAGCTAGACCCATTAACGGAATTACTGGCGTTATTGCGATAAGAAAAACAAGCCCGTGTATTGGCCGCGACTTCTAATCGACAGGTGCATAATTGGATAATCCGGGTTCGAGTCCTGGCACGGGCATTATGGCTTACAATTACAGACGGAAGTACAGTAAAGAAAAAAGAATAAAAAAGATTGCTGAATGGATTGACCTGTTTTACCTAGAAAATGGCACGATCCCAAGTTATAATAGGATTAGTAACCACTTTCAAATTAGCCGAACGACGACCTACGCACTCATGGCTGAGATAAACAGGTTCAAGAACTATAAAGGAATTCCATTTGACAATTGAAAAAACAGGGGTCTATATGCTCAATCTAACTCAAATTCCCCATCAACAACAGTGGGATCGTCTAACATCAGGTTATTCACGCCCTGTTGGATTTGATAGAAATGCTCAATATCAAATCGGTGGCTAGATTCGATGGATAATTTTTTCGGGGCATCAATGGGCAAAATAGAAGCTTGTCGCCGTTGGGTTAATAAGATGGCTTTAGAAAGAGTAACCTTTGTTTTAATGAATTTTTCAATGTCTTCAAAATCACTTTCTGTTAATTTTCTGTACTCATCGACTAAATCTTCGATGATCTCATCTGTAAGTTCTAGTTGGGCATGAATGTATGCTTGAGCGAGTTCTTCCCGACGATGGACAAGCTGTTCGTTTATCAGAGCTATATCACGAGCAGCGGTTGATTTTCCATAAGTCGGCTGGAACTGTTTTACAAGGGGATGCTGTTTCATCGCATCAGCAACTTCCCGTACAGTCCAATCTCTTTCCGGTTCGTTATTACGAATTTCAGTTAAAACAGTTAACCGTTGCTCGATCCAATTAGAAGGCTTTTTAATCATTAGGCTATATTATATCACATTCTTATTATGACAATATAAACATGAAATCACCTTCCCTGCTTCCACATGCTTTGACATATGCAAAAACTGGACTGTCTGTCATTCCACTGAACGGAAAGCGTCCATTCGGTGAATGGGATTACTATCAATCCATGATAGCCAGTGACGATCAAATAAAGATTTGGTGGTCATTACATAGACAGGCAAATATCGGAGTTGTCACGGGGAATGTAAGTAGATTGGTTGTCATAGACTTCGATCACAATGCAAAACTTGTTTTCGCTAAATCATATCCTTTGTTGGTGAAATATCTTGGACAATCATTTGTCGTAAGCAAAACAGGTAAAGGTTATCATTGCTTAATTCGTACTCAAGATGCGGCGACAGTTAGGAATATGAAGGTTGCCAGAGAGAATAAACGTGTCCTGATAGAAACTAGAGGTGAAGGTGGATATATTGTCGCCCCACCGAGTATCCATCCTGAATACAAAACACAATACCAGTTCACTAATTGCAAGAGATTGGGCGATGTTAATCTTGTTAGTGGCGATGCAATTATGGCCTTGATTGATGACTTGCGAAGTACTTTCAATGTTGACAAAGAATTGGAATACAAACCACTATCTTGCGATAGGAAAGATTTTAATGGTGAACTGGAAGTAATCAATATCAATTCCTTTGTGAATGGAATTGTAAGAAATGAATCATTGCGGGTTGCATCTGCTGGTCGAGGTGGTAGAAATGATATTCTGTTCAGGGCGGCGGCTAAATTGTCTGCTTTTAGACCATATATCGACGACGCTGCTATTTACGAAGCCTTGTTAACAGCGTCTACTCAAAATGGGTATGTACAAGACGATGGTGCTGCTAGTGCTGTAAAAACAATAAGATCAGCCATGAAGGTGGCTAGTCCAATAAAACTTATCGAGAATCCATTCAAGGGAATGGGCATATTTTAAGGAGATTAAAAATGAAAAATGGAATAACCGTGTTAAGCCTGTTTGATGGTATTTCTGGTGGACAAACAGCATTGAAGAAATTGGGCATAGAAGTAGACAAATACTATGCCTCTGAAATTGATAAGTATGCCATTGCTGTTACCCAATACAACTATCCAAATACAATTCAATTAGGTGACGTTACAAAATGGCGTGAATGGGATATTGATTGGGATAGCATAGACATGGTTATAGGTGGATTCCCTTGCCAGGCATGGAGTGTCGCAGGAAAACAGATGGGTGATAAGGACGAAAGAGGAATGCTGTTTTGGGTCATGCTTGATATTATGAAAACTGTTTTGTCTGCAAATAAAAAATCATTTTTCATGATTGAAAATGTAAAAATGAAGAAGGAATTTGAAGAATACATTACTTTTCACACAGAGCAGGCACTTGGAAGTTGCTCAAAACACCTGATAAACTCTTCCCTTGTTTCTGGGCAAAACAGGCAAAGATATTATTGGACAAATATACGCGATATTTCTATGCCACAAGATCGATTCATATTTTTGCAAGATATTCTTGAGTACGGAGAAGTAGATAGAAATAAATCGTATGCAATCGACGCAAACTACTTCAGGGGCGGCAATTTATACCAGTACTTTGAGAAAAAGCGCAGACAACTTGTATTCAATACTTCGCTGATGGCTATAAACGATAAATCATTTGTCCTTCGAGCGTCCCAAGAAGCAAAAATAAGCAAAAGTGTAATAAATAGATTTTTCGACAGACACATAGGAAATGTTGTTGTGCAAGATAATTATTTCAGATTATTAACAACTAAGGAGTGCGAAAGATTGCAAACGTTCCCAGATGATTATACAAAGTTTGGTGATTTTGACGGGAAAATAAAAGAAATTAGCAAATCTCAACGATACAAAATGTTGGGAAATTCTTGGACAGTTGATGTTATTGTTCACATAATGAGTTTTGTTAAACAAGGGGATTGAAAATGATTTTTGCAATTACAAGTCCAGAAGAAGATTTCGGCTATATCTGCAAATCGAAAGATGAATCAACGTTTCTATTTTGCCTGGACGAGCCAGAAAACGAAACGATTATCCGATTCGATAGTCCGCTTGAAAAAGGCAACACATCCTATCTTGTAGAACAACGGCTAGGCAGAGAAATCGGTTGGGATGTACAAGTTATCGATCCATCAGTTCGATTAGATGTAACCGAAGATTCATTGTTTCTGGTACGCAAATCAGAACTAAATGAATTAGTACAATGATACTATATACAATAAATATCGCACAAGCTATGATTTACACATGACAAGAATTAATTGTATCCCGGTTGAATTTTTAATTGACCAGCATTTGCTTGCTGAGTACAGGGAGATGCTTCGTATCCCAGCGGCCTTGAGAAAAAGCATGAAAGCTGGCCGTCCAGTAGCTACGCCTTTGTTCTATAAAATGTCAGAAGGGCATATCAAGTTCTTCTATGACAAAGGCGAATTCCTTCGTAAACGTCACATCGAACTTAAAAGTGAACTCAAACGGCGTGGATTAAACCATTCTGACTTATCGCTATCACTAAGTGACTTTCGGCACTATGGCTTTATGGGAGACTGGGATCCAGATTACGAAGCGATGTTGGTGAACACAGAAAGATTACTGGAAAGAATTGATGGCATGAAAAATGAACCACGATATTGTGGTAACAAAATTTCACGAGATGAAGCAAAGGAAATGGCGAAGAAATGGATGGACAAATGGATGAGTTAAAGGATCAAATTATGACTTTAGATCGCATGTTAAATAACATGTCTATCATGAAACTTAACTCTGATGAGAGAGAAAAAGACGATCTTTTTGTTTTTCTCATTGGCATATTAAAGACAACCAATAACATTTTATACGATTGGTTGAAGAAACAGGAGAAACGACAATGACTTTTGTAATTTTGTTTGCGGTACTGGTCTTGGCTTTTGTAATTGGATACTGGTATCGGGGATGGGAACACAATCTGGACATCGCCGATAGTGATGGGGAGTATTTAGGGAGCTAGAATGAAAGTTGAAATCGTTGAAGAAAAAGGGACATGCCTAGTAAAAGGCAAATTGTACTCTTACGACTTGTACACAGATGAATGGAAAAGTTTTGTGAACGAAAACATTTTCATGATTGGCAAAGGAAGCAAAGTCACATTCCCAAAGAAATCAATAAAAGTTGAGTCACAGGAACATTATTTTTATTTTTATGGAGAAGATGAAGATGAATAAGGTTGTGATTAAGTATCAGTACACTAGCAAAAACGGGAAATTGAATGGCGTAAGGACAATGGCCGTAAAAGGAAAAGGTAATATCATCGACAAAGCTACCAAGGCTTTTCTCGAACAGATTAGCCTGAACCGGAGTGATTATCCAGGTGATGTTTATCTTTTGGGGATTGAATCTTGAAAATAATTAATATCGAACATCGACGAGTTAAAGGGAAGAAAAAACAAAAGACAGTAAAAGAAAAGAATGGATTTGTTGAGCAGCTTCCGGAAGTTGCGAACGAGATTGTTTACAAGTACGGAGAAAGACAAAATGAAACTAATTCTTAAGCCGCATCCAGCTTGCAGCGAAAATTGTGGAGAGGTAATAGACATTTATAGCAGCGAAAATGGATTACCTTGGACATCTGTCCACGTAGACACATTCTATAACGACGATGATACCGAATTATATTATAAATTATATTATGAGCGAAAGACGATTGTTGTTGATTTGGTGATTATCGAGGAGTAGGAGATATAAAATGGAAATGAGCGATTTTGTCAGAATGCTGAAAGAACTAAACGAGTATCTTGGCTACAAGTTTGGATACATTCAGATTTACGATGATGGAACGATGACTTATATGACTGGCGGCATGGGAAACACGCACATTGCGTTCTTCGATAACGAAGATGAGTTCATCGAGTATCACAAGAATTACGGAGTTGACGATGTACAATAACTGGGAAAACACTCCTGATTGGGTTCTGTTCGTCGCTAAGGATGCTGATGGTGTTTGGTATGGATATGATGAGAAACCAGCAATGGGTAGAGAAGAATGGGTTTCTATTGGCGAAAGATATGTTTTTCTTTATCGGGGAGTTAAAAGAGCAGCGAGAGATTGGAAAGAATCTCTGCAAATGCGGACTAATTAGGTGAACGATGAACCCATACGAAAAAAGCGAAAGAATTAGACAGCTTGGCAATGAAATTGGATATGGTCATTTGATGTGGAGAGCATCACAAGAATGGGGTAAGGACCTTAAGCAGAAATGGGGAGGAGACGGCGGGCAGTTTGCAGTAGGTCCATGCGTTAAATTTACCGTTCCGTGCGGCTGCGAGTTGCCAAAAGACTGCGATTGGTGTTGCGGATCTGGCTGGCTTACCGAACGTGTGAAAAAAGCGAAAGATCAGCAGTGAAAACGCTTAAAGCATACATGGCATACAGCAATGGCTCTGGTCCATCAGAGGGGGCAATGTTAGTACTAGCTCGCAACTTAAAAGAAGCAAAGAAACTAGCTTGGCCTGTATTTAACGATTGGTCTTATGACGCTGAATACACTGACTTGTATGTACGCAGACTTCGTAACAATCATGTGCTTGCCCTTGCAGATAAAGAAAAACTATTGGCAAATGCGGAGCATGTTGTTGAATGTCCAATTATCTGCGATTCTTGTGAATTTTGGGGCAATGGAGTAGATGAAAACGGAAATTGTTTAAGCTGTGGTGAATATGCAGGCGATCTGTTGGTTAAATTATACGCAAATAAGGGAGTAAGCGGCAGTGAATAACTCGATTTGGTTTCCACCCGTAAAAGAAACAGAAATCAAGGGTGGTGATGATAACACAGACATGCGTATCTTTATATCAGGAAGTACAATCATGCTAGAAAGTGAAGCACAGTACATCTGGCTATCACCCGAAATGGCAAGAAAAGCCGCTGACTGGATTAAGATTAACCTGGAATCAGAGATTATTTGGGAAAAACGAAAAATAGATTGGGATAAATCTGGGTATTGTTGGGTTAAATTGGCTGATGGGTCGATAGAATTAGCTTATTATTCACCTTACAGCAAAAGATTCCAAGTGGCGGAAACAGTAGGTGATTACGAAGGATTAAACATTGATTACTATGACGATGTTGTCGAATGGATGGAATTGGTAAAGCCAGAGTAATTGGTACAAAAATACCATTTTATTTGACGCTAAATTAATCTATA